TCTGGGGAAGATTAGATTGATTAGCCATGATTGGCCTCCTATTGTTACTTTTGAATATGCCCTTTTTGAGAGGGCGGTCGGGTGCTCAAAACAGCCAATAGGTACTGCCCGCAGCTTTCCCCTTGCAGGTATTGTATAGCATACGGACACCCGACCATAGGACAAGACTAACCCAAAAGGGTTAATAAAGAAGCTATGATGCGGGAAAAATCGCTTATCGATGCGACTTCACGCCTATTGAACAGTGTTTTGAGCACTGTTTTCACTTAGCCGCGATCTGGCGCAAAAGTCAAGCGGTTATTTTTCATTTCTCCTTAACAAAAAACAATTTGCGTATCACTTCTATTATTGACAAAATATATTTAACGTGATACATTAATATTATGAAAATTCTTTGGGACGAAAACAAGCGGCAAAGCAACATTGCAAAACATGGGATGGATTTTGCTGATCTCAACATGGATTTCTTTGAAACTTCCATCATCTTACCTGCTAAAAAGAACCGTTTCATGGCTATAAATGTTTTCCTTGATGGTGTGATCTCTGTTATTTTTGCCAAACTTGGAGCGGATGCTATTTCTATTATTTCGATGCGCCCTGCAAGCCGAAAAGAAAGGATGTTGACTCATGACAATTCATAAAATCCGCCCTTTAACAGATAAGCAAGAAGTTGAAATACAGCAAATGATCGCTTCTGATCCGGACGCACCAGAGGCAACGGACGAACAAATCGCGCAAGCAAAGCCTTTTGCTGAATTCTTCCCCGATCTTGCGGCCAGTATTAAACGTGCTCGCGGTCGCCCAAAGGTAGAAAATCCAAAGCAACAAGTTTCCATTCGCTTATCTCCCGATGTGTTGGCCAAACTCAAAGAGCAGGGACACGGCTGGCAATCGAAAGTTGATGATATTTTGCGCCAAGCTGTAGGGCTTTAGTGATACAATTATCACTTCACCAGCCTGTAGGAGACGGTAGGTTTGCCTTGTTTTTTTGCTTTTTCCTCCTTCCTTTGAACTTGTCCTGCTGCAATCAGGCCAGCCAGCAAGTCCTTTAATATGAAAGAACTGATGGAGTGGCTCAAGCTGCGCAACAGGTCTGAATGTTTCATCCATTCCTTGTGCGCTTTCAAGGTGCGGATAATCTTCTGGGCATTGGCCTGATTTTCATTCTCGGCCATAAAGTCAGCCGCGCCCTCTTCCAGCACCTTGCCCGAGTTACGCGCCATTTTGATGCCATATTCCAGATCATCAAGGCGGATATTATCATGGCCGCGTCCAATGGCGATAATGGTGGCAATACGCAAGGCCATTTCAGCGGCGCGGCCATAAAACACATCCTTTTGTGGATGTTCTTCCAACATCGTTGCTATCCTTTCAGCAAAATCATGAAAAAGCTGTTCTGAACCATCTGGGCACCAGTTGAGAGCCTTCATATCTTTCTCGCGTGTCAATTTGGCATCCCACTCCCCGCGCCATGACATTTCCATCTCACCAGGCGCGTTATAGATACGCTGCAACCCCTCAATGATTGATTGTGGCACTTGGTCGCTCTCACACGCCGGCTTGCGTTGCCTTACGCCTTTTCGCCCGTCTATAGCAAGAAAGCGGTTAAGTGTTCCGCTTTCAAGTGCCGCCTCTTTTAATGATGAATAAAATTGATGCGGTGTTGAGACACCATAAATTGACAGACACGGCCAGACAATATCCAGAGAGCTGTCTTGCGCCCGTGCTGGTGTGCCGATAGTATCAAACGAGGCAGACCATAACATCCGCAAAGTCTTACCGATTTGGGTTTCTTGAGAGCTTGATTTTTTTGACGTCACCTTGCGCATGAAATCGCCAAATTCATCCATCGCGCATACCGTCAGGGGGTGTTTCATTAAATGGCTATAAATGGCCGACATGGAGAAGAAGTCGGGCGCACCGGACAGACTGCCCAAGCCCGCACCGTCCAATATGCGCTTGATACTCTTTAACGGGTGGTCTTTACCCCGCCCTGTTGGTGCCAGCCCCAATGTGTAAAGATGGGTAGCGGATTTGGTTGGGCTAGCAAAATGTCGTCCGCCCGTCGTGCCAACGATGGTCAAGGCCGCGCCAATGGCAAGCTCTGGCTGGGGAAAGCGCGAGGTCGCGACAATCCATCTGGCTATCTCGCCCACCAGCCCTTGCGGATAGTCCAACTGTTGCATTTCTTGCACAGGTTCATTTTGTGGTTCCGGCTCCACAAGCTCGCCTGTTTCCTCATCAATGAGCGTTCCATCTTGCGTCTCAACAATCGTCCTTATTCCTTCTTTTTCACGCCGCTTTTTCTCAAAGGATAAATAGATAATATTGGATATTTCTCGGCGTTCCTGCTCTATCTCTTCTGATTGCAAAACCTGATCGGGAATATGGCGTGGCTTGTTTCTTGCCCCTTTAATGGCTGAATTTAATGTGTGTTTGATTTCAGCTAGTGGCAAACCGCACTGAACGGCGGCATGGATTATCAGGGGGCTAACCTCATCTTCACGAACCCAGCCAGACGCTACCATCGTGGCAATTTTAAAAGCAGACTTGTTCAATGTCTCATTGCGCGTCCCTTTTGTTGCCGCAGCTATGCTTGCCAATTCTGCATTGATACCCTTCCATGCATGATTGGCAAGATGGGTCTTGTCCGTCTCAACAGGGGGCAGCACGGGCGGGCTATTTTCCTTCTTCTCTTCCTGTCTTCTCTTTTCCTCGCCAATCACTTCAGCCAGCCAGTCGGGAAGCACTGGCGCATTGAACAAATCCTCTAGCTCACCTTGATATTCATATTCATTACCATTGACCAGTATCTGATGAGGCGCAAGGACATAGCCGCCGCACCCGCGCACATCAATACCTTGGGGCAAGTTGCCGGTTCGGTTCCCCCGCTCCTCCCCCTCACGCTGGCGAAAATAATAATGTGTGCCACCAGACGGCGTGCCAACAACCGGCACCTTGTCACGGTCTGTGGCGTGTTCATCATAAAGCGCAGCAAAAGCCTGTTCCCCATCCACGCCATCAGGGTTATCCCCCTTCACATCACAATCAATGACAATATGGCCGGATTTGCCCAAATCAATCGCTGCAACGCGCCCTGGTGTTTCCTCCCACCATTTGCGGATTTGCGCTTCATTCCGCGTTGACAGTTCTTTCCATTTAACAAGCGGCGTTTTCCCCGCACAGGGGAAGATATAAAAACCAGCACGCGCCAGTTTTAAAGCAGCCCCAAGATTGTCCTTTTCCTCCACGCGTCATGCCCCGCTGCTCAAAACATGCTTTAACGCCTTCCTGTATCCTGCCACCAGACGACGGCAAAACTCCTCCCATTCTGCTTGTGAAAGTTTGGTCAAATCCGTCTTGGCTATTTGCTCAAGAAATTCCCCTGCTTGCACGCCCCCCAGGATCGCCGCCTGATTTTCTGCCCTGTTAAAATCATCCTGTTTCATCTCTTTTGTCCTCTTGGCAATCTCTAAACATTGAGGGTCATCACACAGCCACAAAGTGGGTGAGCGGCGCAATTTCGCATTGACCTTGACACCAAAACCCGCCTCCTGTCTGGCGCATACCGCACAAATTCCCACTTGCCCACGCTCAATCATGCGTCAATGCCTCTTGTGCAAAGGAACGCCCCACCACATCATGGTATTTTCCCCTAGGCTTCACGCTAATTGTCGCAGGGCACGTCAATTCACCACGGCGGGCAAAAGCCTCATGCGCCGTTTTGGGAAAAGGTAACAGCCCGCCATGCATCCGCCACCATTGCTGTGCCCTTATTCCCGGGTAGCCGCCATGCTCAATTGCCACCCATTCACTATAGACACCCACCCCCGCCTGATAATTAACCCGCAAGCTTGAGGGGCGCCCATCATAGCGGTGATGCACCTGCATCCGCCATTGCACAACCGGCATTTTGGCGGGTGGCACTTTCTCGGTTGATAAAATACCAATCCGGCTTTCTGCTTTTCCCTCATGTTTGGGCTTGTCTTGGTAAGGCCATTCATAGCCACAACATTTGCAAATACGGGCATTAATCGCCACCAATTCTTCACATTTCGGGCAAGCCTTGGCACGCACATCCGCCACGTCAACGCGGCCTTCCTCATCCTTTTTGCCGCCACCCCGCCTTGGCGCAATTGAAATACTGTCCACCGGCCCATGCCTTCGGATATTACCGGCAAAATCCAACACCAGACAATCTTGTTTACCCGCTGCCTGTCTTGTGCCACGTCCGACCATCTGGACGTAAAGGCCGGTTGACAAAGTCGGGCGCAGCATCACCAGCAAATCAATCTGCGGCGCATCAAAACCGGTGGTCAACACATTGGCATTGGTCAAAGCCTGTATCTCACCATTCTTAAACCGCCTGATGATGCTGTCACGCTCGCCATTTGGTGTCTTGCCTGTCACACTCTCGGCTCTAACCCCCGCCGCCCGCAGGCTATTTCGCACATGGCAAGCATGGTTAACTCCGGCACAAAAGACAAGCCATGAGCGGCGTCCCTGCCCAAACTGAATAATTTCCTTAACCGCCGCGGCAGTAATCTTGTCGCTAGCTTTTTCTAACGCGGCTGGTACAAACTCACCGCCTTTTTTCGCCACCTCCTTAACATCAATCTCGGTTATGCTTGCCCGTGACTTGAGAGGGCTTAAGTAACCCTCCTCGATACCGCGCCCAACGCCATAGGAATAGACAATTTTGTCAAACAAACGCTCCTCGCTCGCATCCAGCCGCCCACTATCCAACCGGTAGGGCGTGGCGGTAAAACCCACAACCCGCGCATCTGCGCAAGTATGGTGCAGCCCATCCAATAGCCGCCGATACATGCCTTCGCTCTTAAGAGACACCAAATGCGCTTCATCAATGAGTATCAAATGCCGTTGCCCAAGATCTTTTGATTTCCTGAACACCGATTGAATGGAGGCAAAGACAATGCGGCTATAAAGATCTCGTTGTCTCAACCCCGCCGAATAAATGCCAGCCGGTGCTTGCGGCCATACCCTTTTCAAAGCGGTAAAATTCTGTTCCACCAGCTCCTTGACATGGGTTAGCATCAACACCCGCATTGTCGGGTAGCGTTCCAGCACATCATGAACCAGCTTGGCAATCACCATACTCTTGCCGGTGCCGGTCGCCATCTCAATGAGCGGATTGCCGCCCCCTTGCGCCCAATAGTCAAACACGGCCTTCAAGGCTTGCCTCTGATAGGGTCTTAGCTCATTTTTCATGAGCGGTTCCTCCATCAATCCATGTTCGGCCATCACGCATCCGGTAGGTGACGGTCTCGTTTTCCTCGTCAACATCCACCTGCTCACCATTCACCAAGGCAGGCAAATAGAGATGGTTCGGACATCCATGTTGCTGGTTGTCATAAGACAAAAGCCTGTCATGGCGGGCGCAATGCCAGCCACCATTATCAACAGGTGTGGCATGCAAACAGGTTCGGCAGTTATGCTGCGCCTGGCCTCCTTCATGACAGATGCCATAAAACGGGCATTTAAACGCCTTGCACAAAAAGTAATCAGGGCTGTCACTCACCCGTTCTGGCGCATGATGGGCGTTGATAATTCGCTCCGCCTTTGCCATTAAGCCAAGCGCATGGGTCATGTCATATTCTACCCGCTCACCATAAAGCGCGTCATCATCCTTGCATTTGGCGAGATAAAAGGCGCGGGTTAGCCCCATCAGGTGCATATAGCTTTGCATCTGGTCAACATGTTCCGGCTTGGCAACAGCCACACCGTGTTTTTGCAATTGCTCAAAGCTCTTTTTATTGTACGTCTTGCATTCCAACAGATGCGGTGTTTTCGGGGCTTCCTTCAACCCCTCAACCACCCCGTCCGCATAGCCTTTAAAATGCCCGTTATGCTCAAGCACTTTCCATTGCCTTTCAGTATCGGGGTCGGTGTCGAGCACATCACAACCGGCATCACGCAGCCAGCCTATCATCCGCGCCTCTTCTTTGTGTCCCGTCTCAAACAAACGCAACATCCGGCCTGAATGCGTCTCCGGCTCCCCCGCCCAGCGAAAGCGATACCATAAGTAACGCTCGCACTTGTGGCCGATGGTTGAACCACCAATGGTGGCTGGCAGGTAAGGGCGGCTTTTCGCCTCTTGAGCCTTGTCTATCGCCTCTATGGTAAGCGTGTTGATGGGGGGCAGGGCAACCATGTCATGTCTCCCTTTTGCGCTCTTCCAGCCGGATACTCACACAAACTGATGGGTCTTTTCGATATTTGTCAACTTGCACGCCATCCGCCGCCAGCTTCTTGGCATCAATACTACCCACCCGCTCGGACACGACTTTCACGGCAATATACTCATCACCGCCAAGGCTCGTCTCATCACCCATCATCTGGGCAATTGCCTCTTTCAACTCTGTTTCAAGCCCTTTGAAAAAGGCAATTTTGTCGCGTATATAGGCCAAACGGTCAATAATATGCCGGTTGGATTGATCACGCACCGGCTGGTTGAAAGGCACAATATTATCGCTCATTGGGAAACTCCTTTTCCAATGTAAAAAATGAATGGATATTGCAAAAAAGGTGGGCAGACAGGAAAAAGGATTAAAAACTCCCTGCCTGCCCAACAGGGGCTAGAACGGGATGTCGTCGTCCATTTTCGCCCCTGATGGGGATGATTGCCCCCATGGCCTCGCCGCCGCTGGTGCACGCACATTAGCCGCCGCTTGAGGTGCCGCCCCGCCACTTGTCACCGCCTTGACCCGTTTCACCTCATTTCGCGGGTCATATTCCTTATTCTTGTCCTGTGTTACCGCCACCCTGATCAGGCAAGGGATATGCAGCAACTCGTCCGTGTCACGCGGTGTTTTCTTGCCCGTCGCCTCCCTGATTTCAGCAAATTGGGAATTGGCAATCCGAACCACCTGTTCATTGGAGCGCATGTTTTGACCCCATAAATTCAACCGCTGCCATACCAGACGGCGGTCATATTCCCCACCCTCAATCTCCCAAACCAACACCAGACATTCACCATAATCGTTATTTCTTGATATCTCTTTTCTGTCTGCTTGAACAAGCCGCGCCAGATATTCCCCCGCCGGTATCGGATCATAGCCACCAGCTTCTGCATTTTCATCATAACTATTGCTTAAATCAATCGACATCACGCCGCCTCCTTACTTTCTGTTTCATTTTTTGTCTGTTGGGCTGCACCTTTAGAAAAATACGCATTCAGTGCCTCAAAGCCCGCGCCCTTGTCGTACCTCAACGTGGCAGGCATCCCATACCGGTTCTTGGCCGTGTAGGCAGGCCTACCAACAGCATGGATGAGAACCACCCCTTGCGCATCCGCCCGCGCCCGTTCCTTGTTAAAACCCACATCCTCCGTCTTGACCGTGACCGGCTGTTTCAGCAAAAAAATCGCGTCCATCTCGCGCTCAATCACCCCGACAGACTTGCCGTGTAAATCAATTTCATAACGGTCATAAGATACCGTTTCAGGGTCATCAAAACGAGAAATGGTCGAATGCGCAATCAGCACTACGCACATGCCCTTGTGGTTGCGCAGCGCATTAATCGCGTCAAGAAATTCCTGCCATATCCGCAGCGCATAGACATAGCCCTTGCCATAGCCAAAATCTTCCACATTGTTCTTAGGGTTGCCCTTTTCATCGCCGCGCTTGCAGACTTCAGCAAAGATTAGCCTCTGCAATTCTGAAACACTGTCTACAACCACCGTTTTAAAATCATGCGGTTCACTGTAAAGCGCACGAAACGCCTCCATCAACTGGCAAAAATCATCAATCTTGCCAAAGGAGATAAGTTCCAAGTCCCCCGGTGTCCCATCCTCAATTTGTAAAAAAACGGGGTTGGGAAATTCCGAAGCCAGTGTCGTCTTGCCAATGCCAGGCGGCCCGTAAATCAACACGCGCGGCGGCTTGTCTGCCCGCACCTTTTTTAAATCTGAAAGTTTTAAAGCCATTGTCATTCTCTCCTGTTTTAGCTTGTTAAAAACCTTGTGTAAAAACAGCCCGTTGCCCCATCAGCCGAGGGCTGGAAGTACAGGTTCATATGTTGAACCGGATAAATTGCCACATGCGCTAACCCCTCGGCTGGAGGCAACCATGAAACGGCAATCGCCGTTACAAAACGGTCATCTTCCAGCACCCCAGCTTTTACAATCACATCAAGCAACGCCTTGACATGGTTATCAATATCGGCACGCTTGGATCTTCGCTCCACCCCTATCGACAAAACCACATAACCCTTGACAGGCTCTGGCTTCTGCTGGCTGATGGCTGATAATCCATAAGCAATAAAATCATTATATTCCGCCGTGCGTACCCGTCCGCGCCCGCGAACATTGCGAAACAGTCCATTGGTAGACGGCGGTGCGGGTAAGTAAAAAGATACGCGCTTCATTGGGCAAAACCTCTCCATTCACGGGGAGCCCCCGTGCTCAAACCACGTTTTTATTTGCGTTAGATGAAACTTATTGCGCCGCCAAGGCGGCTGCTAATTCCTCATCATACTTCTTCCCCGCAGGGGTTTTTGCCCATTGATTAAAGGCATCTACCGTCTCCTGTGAGAGTTTATCCATTATCGAATGGACAAGTTCTTTAACCTCTTTATCAAGATCATATTTAGCAATCGACCACAAGGCATCCCTCACCGCATCGTATACATAATCTACCTGAAAGGGATGGTGTTTAAATTTCTTTTTCGCTTCCTCTTGCGCCTTGATTTTTGTCGTCTGTGCTGCCTCTTTAATCGCTTCAAGACGCGTCGCTACACTCATCGTGTCCCTGCGGTAAAAACACTTAAGGGCAAGTTCCTGTTCCTCCAGCGATATTCTGCAAAAAAACTTCATATCTCTGCTGTCGCTGCAGTATTTCCTTACCAAGGCTTTTTCATCATCACTAAACGGCATTCCCTCTAGTGGATCGTCCCCATCGGCTCCAGCATCTGCCGAATTATCGCCTCGTGCTTCGGGTTCTTCTTGAAACGTGGCATCAGCAACCGCCGCCACGCCCTCCCCCTCTTTCGCAGCAATGAGAGCCGTTGGGTCAACCTCCTCAAATCCACCAACCGTATTGACCCTGTGCGTCCCCTCTTTGGTTGCCTGGTGAATTTCTTCAGCAAAAACCGGTTCAATACCACCGCTAGTATTAGGAACAACAACGCCAACGCTTTCCAGCGCATCAATCATTTTCATAAAGGTCTTTTTCGTAACACCGCAATAGGGCGCATATTGCGCTGCCATTTCTTCAACAATCCTGCCATCTTGATCGCGATAGTAAAGCCAACCATCGCGTTCAAAATAAAGGCACATCAAGGCGACAAAAAACTTGGCTTGGCTAGCGGTTAGTTTTCGTGTCTCATGCAACAGCTTCAGCGGGCTGAACGGATATAATGTTACTTTGTCAATAGCATTCATGGTTTTAATCCTTCCTTGTTAAAGATTGAAAAATTGAATTGATGGGCAAGCGGGTGCGGGCATAGGGAGGCAGCCGCCGCACCCGCTTTAACCAGTGCGTTTGGGAGGAGAAAACGCACCGGATGGGAAAACAAGAGGCTGTCGCAGACAGGCAGCGACAGGGAAGTAAATAAGGTGGCCGTCCACGAGTAGGTATCATACATTTGACCTCTCGTGGACGACCTTCCCCTGCTCGTGTTATAGCGCGCTTGTGAAAACAGAAAATCCCAAACACATAACAACCAACAGAGAAGAGGAACTGATAAATGGATTGGCTAACTCTATGGACGGCGGTCATAACACCATTAGCAACCACTGTTAGCATCGTAATACATATTCTAAATTTCGTGACCAAACGAAAAGAACGCAAAGAAAAACAGGAAGCTATCGGCTTGAAAGCTAAAATCAGAAAAACCAATTTTGCCAAACCCGTTGATGGTTGGATACCCATCAGTATTTTCTTTGAAAATATCGGACGTGATGAATATGAAGTCATAAAAATGTCCATCCCCAAAAAATACGGTTGCTTACTTGCCAAGCCAAATTAATCACGTGATACCCCCTCATCTGTCCCCTTGTTTGAAACGGCCTCATCCACACTGTCAGATTTATCTTGGGAAGTGCGACCAGAACGGCGCGCTATTTCTCTAGACAAATCATCAAATTCACAGTCGGACAATCTGGAAAAGGCATCTTCACGCACAATGATTTTTGTTAATTTTTCAAATAACCGGAGAAACCTGTTTTCAAGATTGCTTGAACGACTGTTCAAAGAACGAAATTCTATAAAAATTTCATTCGTATATCGCGCCAAGTCTGATAGCTCCCGACTGATCAAGATCAACACGCTTATTAACACCGTAAAGCTAATGGATAGACAAGCCGCATAAATAGATAACAAAGTCTCTACACTCATAGCCCTAACACCTTCCCACCCAGCCAAAACAAGAGGAATACCCAGCCCAAAAAGACAGCAACCAAAAACGAAGCTATTGCAATTGCCATCATTTTCCTCACTTCAAATTTGTGCTCTATACTCTCCGCTAAGAACAACACGCACGGCAAAGCCAAACACGCGGAAAATAACATTTGCCAAATCATCACGTCTGCTCCCTTTTTTCTCATTGCTTACATTTGCGAAATTCTGTTTTTTTGTGCTGGCAGACCGTTGACGCGATCTGCCAGCTATCATCACTCAAAGTCTAGGAGGTTTTGATGAGTGACAATGTGGATAATGGCAGCAATGGAATTACCAAAGATGATTTTACCCTTCTTATGAGGAGGCAAAATGATATTTATGCTGCCCTCATTGCTATTCTTGCCGAATTGCAAAACGAAAAAGAACTTGATGATTATGCCCGTAAAGGAAAGGCAAGAGAGGCGATTAGGATAGCTAAAAATCATCTTGATAAAGAACCTCATCCCAGATTTTTATAAATTTCGGACGCACTAACCTTATGCGTCCGAGTGAAGATTTCCGAAGCCTGAAACAGGAACCCCTTAGCCTGTTCTATCTTGAAACCATCAAGCAAACTGGCAAGGATTATAGGCACTCCGCAATTGTCATTTTTTGTTTCGGAGTACGCTAGCCGCTCGCATTCAGCATTAAAAAGCCGTTTCAATTCGTCAAAACCCTGATTGCCTCGGTATTCTCTAACCATCAGTCTTACTCCCTTCCTTGTTCAACATCACCACCATCAGCCCCACCCTCAACCGCAGGCCGCGCTATATCCTCCGGCCACACAGCCCCCTCCGCTAAAAGTTGCAACAGCTTAAACGCAGGGCCGGATATAGCCAATCGGCCATTTTCCCAGCGCGAAACAGTGGCTTGTGTTACGCCAAGTTTTCGCGCCATTTGAAACTGGCTCCAGCTTCTAGATAAACGAAAATTTACAATTTCTTTAGGATTCATACCTATCATATATACAATACGAATAAATTAATATCAAGTCTATTTTTATTCTTTATGAATTTTTTTTTATGGGAGGATAGGACATGATTGAGCACAGGAATAAAGAAATAGGCCAGCGTTTGAAAAAAGCGCGGGAAGAAGCGGGTTACAGGTTCGCGGCGGATGCAGCGCAGGCTTTGGGGGTAAAATATCCGACTTATGCCGCGCACGAAAACGGCGGGCGAGGGGTTGTTAGGTCGCTTGACCTATACTCTCGTAGATTTAAAGTCTCTCTTGACTGGCTTCTTACTGGTAAAGGCAATATGAAATTAAGGGGTGAAGATGCAGACGAAAGTCCAGACATAACGCATGTCCCCCTCATTTCATCTGTGAGTGCAGGCCAGCCTTTCTTTCAAGAAGGCATTGATGACTTTTCCGATTTTCCCACCATTGCCGTTTACGACCTGCCTAAAGGCGAATGGGTAGCCCTGCGGGTTGACGGGCTGTCGATGAGCAAAATCAGCCCGCCCGATAGCATTATCCTCGTCAACATGGCGGATAAGGAGCTTATAACCAACGCCTATTATATCATTATGGATGAGGCAGGTCAGGTCACCTACAAACGTTACCGCCCGCATGAAAAACCGCCCTTTCAACCCTTCTCCTATCAGGATATCAAGCCCCCCGCTTTGCAAGGCAACATCACCATCATTGGCCGCGTCCGCCGCACGATAACGGATATGTAAAGGAGATTATAACATGCAACCATCAGAGCCATCAGGTGTAGAGTTTTGGAAATTTTTAAAAAATAATGTATCAAGTTTAGGCAAAATTTTAGGTGATCACGAAGCCAAGCTTTCGGTTGCTGATTTTGCCACGCTCCATACAATTTTTATGAATATTGACGCCGCCATCATATCGGCCGTTGATGTATTTTTAAGTGATCCGTCAAACAGAGACGCTTCCTTGCAAAAATTCAGGGAAACAATGCTTTCAAACAAAAAAGAACTGGATGAATATTATGTCAATGTTTTGATGAACCATTTGGAGAGCAACGATGTCACAAGAAAATAATGTTACTGATCCTGAAGAATGGGCAAATCGTCTGGCGGATCGAGATAGAGCCAAAGCCAAAGAAAACAACAATCGCTTGCAATCAGGCGGCGGGAATGGTACAGGTGGAGGCATGGAAGCACGTGTAGCCAAACTTGAATCTGATGTTAAGTTGCTTGATAGTAAATTTGAAGCTGTGAAGAATAGAGCATATGATATAATAAGAGAAAAATTCATGGACAAGAGCAACATTGACCCCGCCATGATGGAATCAAAATATTCCCGTACTACTAAAAAGCGAAAATCCCCCGGTCATACCAGAGGCTATAACGCCGGACGAGTAGCCCATCCCATTTGTCCACATAATATTCTAGATAATGGCAAAAGTCAATAGTTCTCCCCCACCCCAAGCGTTTTTTATTGTCCCTCCACACCCGCCACCACTGGCTTTAACTGCACACCCAAGGCACGGCACACTTTAAGGATTGTACCAAAGCTAGGGTTTCCCTCGCCTGATAACGCCTTATAGAGGCTCTCACGCCCCAGTCCCGTATCTCTAGCCAATTGGCTCATGCCCCGCGCACGTGCAATGGTGCCTAACGCTTTGGCGATAAAGGCAGCATCTTCGCCCGCCTCCTCTACACATGCTTCAAGATAAAGAGCAATATCTTCTTCTGTCTTAAGATGTGCCGCACTATCCCATTTACTTAATTTTTCCATGTCTTCAATCCCTATAATCTCTGGCAAGCTCAACTGCTTTTTCAATATCGCGCTGCTGTGTTGATTTATCACCACCGGCCAGCAAGATAATCACCTCCAGCCCGCGTGGCATGTAATAAACACGATAGCCCGCCCCAGTATGAATGCGCAGTTCTGACACACCGCGCACCAACCGGCTTGACATCGCCAAAATGCCCGTCTTCCAAACGGTCAATCCGCGCTTGAATACGCATCTTTGCCCTTTTATCTTTAAGAGCGGCGAACCACTTATCAAAGCCTGTGGTTGTGTAAATTGTCTTTTCCATAATTTCACTATGTATAAAACAAGATACATAGTCAAGTTTTTATTGTCCTGATTCGGAACGTCTCAAAAAATCTGAAAATTTTATTCAAAAAGAATATTTACTTATTGACTTATAAATATTCGTAATGTATATGAAGTCCATATCCCGCCACGCAAGAAGCGATTTAGCCGATCTGGCAGGGTAAGTAACCAGGGGCACGCAAGAAGCACCCGCTGCGCGTAATGAGACACCAGCAACGCCGATCTGCCCTGATATTACAGGCAAGAACCAAGATTTTTTGAGGAGTTTAACGGGATGATCAATCCCCGCATTTTAACCACCACCAACAGCCTGTCCGCTATGGAAATCGCCGCCGCCAAAATCTTGAAAGCCCCTGTCAGGCTCATTCTGGATGGTGACGCGTGGCGCGTTTACAAGCCCAATATCACCCCCTTTGGCAGGGTTAACCGCTATTTTGTCACACGCCATGGCACCAGATATCGCCTTGAGGCACGGCCAAAAATACCCCTGCCAATCGTTTCGGCAAACTTGAAAATAAGGAGCTTTATACCATGAAAACATCAAATTTATATTGGGATGCCAAGAATGTTTTCCTTACTGTGATGAATGAAAACACTGATTGTGCCGCAACCCATAACAAGAAATATTCTTCCCATGATCAACGTAACAATCGCTTGATTTTTTTACGTGACGTTCGTCAGTTCATCCCATTTCAACAGCGTCTTTATATGATCCAATTGGCGCGGAGAACATATAATGAATACCTTAGCGCATAGGTCTGGGGATGCGTTTTTCTTGAAGTTCGCGATGAATATATTTCTTAAATTCATCGCTCAAAAGAAGAATATCCCACCTGTCAGGGGACATTTCTCTTTGAAGACGTTTTCGAAATTCTGCGATCCAGTCCTTGTGCCTTGTTTCCGGCGCATCATAAAGAGCTATCTGCATAGCAATATCTTTTTCCTCATGAGCTTTGTGATAGGTTTCTTTCCAAAGTTCTTCTACGCTAGCAAATGCTTTTTCATCTTTAGGCGTCAGAATTTTAAGCAAGGTCACAAGCATATCAATAGCAAGTCGCGATTTAGCATCTGCTACATGAATAGCATAAATCAGTGTTTCAATAAGTCTTTCCTGATTATTCATCTCATTCCCTCCTATTTGAAACGGTTCATCCTCTCACATCGAGACTAACCAACAATTAACAAAGCTTGAAAAAATGTTGCAAACCCGCTTGACAACAACCCCCAACTTGATGCATCCTGAAGCTACTAGACAAAATACAGCGGTTTCCGCACCCGTTATCATGGCGGTTTTTTTGTGCCTATATTTTCGGCATAATCAGGCCATTTTTTTTTGGTCGGGTGGAGAGACAGAATACAATACCCGTAAGGGGAATAATGTCCGGAGCTACTGTATTGCTCTAGTTGATACCCGATCGCCAATCTCTGGCGATCTCCAACTTAAAAATACAGGAGTGCCAATCATGGCTAATATTTCTTCAAAAGATGATGTCATTACTAATGACACCATCTCTCAAACTTTCCAATTTGATAACTTTCCTATTCATGTGTCAGATCGCAACGGCACAATTTGGTTTTTTGCCAATGACGTTTGTGCTGTCCTCGAGATAAATAATCCAAGCCAAGCAATCGCGCGTTTAGATGATGATGAAAAGAATACCCTCATTATTAATGAGGGTATTCAAGGCAACCCCAACGTCAACATCATCTCCGAGAGCGGTCTTTATGCTTTGGTGCTCACCTCGCGCAAGCCACAGGCCAAAAGGTTCAAGAAATGGGTGACGGGGGAGGTTTTGCCGCAAATTCGCAAGACCGGCTCTTATTCCCTCCAAGCTGAACAGCAGCCCGCGATTGAGGATAAGCGCACCCGCCGCCATTTATACAGCCCCAATTACAAATTGGCTTCAGAATTGGCAGCTCAAGCAGCGCAAGCTGTGTTTGAGGCGGTGAACCACACCGGCTTTAACTGGCAGCGCAATCAGCGGCTGCTTTTAACCCTCAACAATAAGGGCAAACCCATATTCAAACCACTTGAGCCGGAGGCCTTCATCATGTCGCTAGAAAAACTGATTGAGCTGATTGAGAAAGGCGGCGGCTATACCAGCCAAAGGCAATTGGCCGATTTGGCGCAAGTCTGTCTGCGCCAGCTATCGCGCTACTGGCAATATAACGCTTGAACTTGCAACCGGTGGGGCGCATTGCCGCCCCGCCACCTTAACCGAAAGGAACATAACAATGTCTAATAATTTCACCGAATTGAAACAGCATTTTAAAGTTTTGCGCAATGATTTTTCTGAACGCAGAAACACAATCCCTCGCCCCGATGAGCGGGAAATGATCGGTTATCCTGAAGCTATCGCAGCTTTACTTGATGGGCTACCAATCGAGTCAGCAAGAAAGATTTTAACCGCTGCGATTAGCATCATTGAAACCAGCAACACAGTTAAAGCCGATGAAATCTACAAGAAATTTGGATCATGCACATCTTGAATATGATTGTACGCTACTTTGATGGTTTTTCTTGCCTCCCCCATCCGAGGATGCTCTTGCGGAACGCTTGGTACGTCCTGCAAATGCGCAAGGATTGCTACCAGCGCGGCATAGATGGCGTCTTGGCTTTGCTTAATATCAGCAAGCGTCACTTCTTTATTGTCACTCATCAAAACCTCCTAAAGTTTGAGTGATAATCGCGGGGCAATGTTGGCGCATTGCCCCGCATTTTAGAAAAACCCATGACCAAATAGGATTTTCAAAATGGAAACTATGCAATGTGAAACGATTCCACAAGACAATAATCATTTCCCCGCTGTTGCCAATGGCACAATTGGAAGTGATGAAATTCAAACAGTCAATGCAAGAGAGTTTCAT